CTGCTTTTGCTCTTGAACTTAAGGAAGACCTACCAAATCACACTGATGATCCCCAGTCCTGTCCATGCAAGCTTTGTTCTTGGCGTCGTGCCCGTGATGCTAGAATGAAGTATTTTGTTGGTGGTGAGCCTATTTCAGAACTTGTCAAGGATAAGGAGAAGGAACCTCTCTCTGTACCTTTGTTCCATCCTCCTGTCCAGGGTCAAGTCGATTGGACGTTTTCCTCTAAAACGTTTGGTCTTATTGGCAAGCTCGTTTCTCTCTCAATTCTTGCTTTCTCCATTGGATCCTCTAAGGCTAGCAACCTTGGGTCTGCTCTTCGTTGCCTAGGCGATTTTCCCAAACTCGCTGAAGGCTCTTCCGACCTATGTACTCAGTTGCTTAAGGCTGTTGAATGGGGCACTAATAAGTGCCGCGCTTGGCTTGGTTTCGACAAAGTCAAGATGTTTGAGGATGAGCTCCCAATGTATACTCAGTGGAGGGATAGTTGTGAGAAGGTTCTTGAAGACTTCCACCGTGGCAAGTTGGTCACTAGTGCTGACAATCATGAGCGCGTGATGAAACTTTCAATGGAAGGCCTCAAGATGCTCGCTGATCTTGGCCAATCTAAGTCTTTGGACAAGGTGAAAACCGCGATTCTCGAGATCGTTCGAGGACTCGCGCGTATTCGCACTGTTATTGAGAATTCAGGTTGTCGCTCTAGCTTTTCTCGCACTACCCCACTCACGATTCGTTTCGTCGGCTCCCCTGGTGTTGGTAAATCTTTCTGTCTTATCCCTCTTGTTACGGCCTTGGCTGCTTTGACTCTTCCTCCGGAAGACTTAGAAGCCTTTAAGAAGGAGCGTTCACGCTTCGTCTATATTCGTAACTGGGAACAGAAATTTTGGGATGGTTATTGTGGTCAGTTTATTACTATTGTTGACGATTTTCTCCAAGCTTTGGACGCGGCTGGTGTCCCTGATTGTGAGATCATGGACATGATCCGTATGTATGGAGATTTTATGCATATTCTTCACATG